TAAGTAATCTCTCCTGCTGTAAATCCAGCTGGAATCATGCTGTCTGAGAAATCACCGGATAAGGTATACTCCTGACCATCAATCGTGACACTTGCTCCATTCGCAACATCCTTGATCTTGCTCGGAGCCCCTGCTCCGATCGTAACATCCGCATATCCTCCTTCACATGCCACACTTGATCCAGCGCTGTCTGTAACCGTCGCATCTCCCTGTTCAAGTCTTGTACTTCCTTCCTGGAGAGCCTGGAACTTCATCGTGAACTCAATCCGGTCACTGCTTCCGTCACCTGAACCTTTAAATGTCAGATTACCATCCGTGTCTGCATTCACTCCGTCTCCCTCTTCAAATCGCATATAAGAAGGATCGTAAGTCATATGAATCGTCGCGTCTCCGATTACATCTCCGCTGACAACTGCTGTACCTGTGATCGTAAATTCATCCCCGACACTTGTCTCAAGATCAGAAAAGAATATCACACCATTTGCAGCTAGCGCCATCACAGAAAAACATGGTACGATCAGACATACAGACAAAAGAATTGTCGCTATTTTTTTCGTAAACTTCATCTTCATGTACTTTCCTCTTTCTAACCATATTAATTGTAAGTATAAATACTCTTAGACTCTATCTTACACTTTTTATGGGGAAATGTCTACTTGTTTGTAGAATTTCTCATTGTTGAAAAGTCAAGCAATAAATGCAAAACTTTACTTGCGAAACATCATTTCATCATTTTGCACAACTCTGTTTGTGCTTTGTTGGTAAATTTGCACAGACTACCCCTCTTTTCGTTTTGCTCTCTGCTTATTCTACTCTATTTATGCCAGTCTTGCCAGTTCTTCTTGGAACAGTTCGCCGGAGGTTTTCCATCCGAACATCTCCCTTGGGTAGTCGTTAATCCAGTCCTCTACCCTTTGGATATCGTCCTCTGTCCGGTCATCGAAGTTTTCTCCCTTCGGTATCTTCCTGCGTACCAGTCGGTTCTGGTTCTCGTTGCTGCCACGCTCAAATGAGCAGTATGGGTGGCAGTAGAACACGGTCACTCTCTTTTCGGATTCATCTGCTGCCGACTGCTGCATTCCCTTCCAGTCAGCGAACTCCGAGCCATTGTCCACCGTTATGGTCTTGAACACCTGCCCGAATTGTTCTCCCCATTCCGCTTCTAACTGATCCAGTCGCTTGCAGACCTGCTCGGTCGTGTGCTCATATAAAAGGTATATGAGTTCGTTCCTGGTCTTTCTCTCCGTCAGCACCAGAAGACTGTGCTTGCTTTCCCCTCTCTTGCCTACCACCGTGTCCATCTCCCAGTGACCGAATTCCTCTCTGGTGTCGATGTCCTCTGGACGCTTCTCTATGCTTGTGCCTGCGTTGGCTCTCGCTTGCCTGCGGACTTTCTTATTCTTCTTTTTCCGCCTGCCTTTTACTGGGAGTTCCTTATTTGTGATTGTGAGGAATATCCCCTTGTCGATGTAACTGTAAAGGGTCGGCTTGCTGATCTCTGTTTCAAACTCCAACCCCTTAGCTTTAATCTCTCCAAGGACTGCTCCGGGCGAGTATCCGTCCTCTGCTATCTTTGTTTCTATGTACTCTGCCAGTTTGTGGTCTTTGCCTATCTTAAGGTCTGGACCCTTGTCTCGCAGGTTCTGTTGGTACTTATCCTCTGCGATGTCTGGGGAGTATCGTTCTTCCTCTGTCAGATCCGAATTGGTATGTGTGTATGTTCCTCTCTTTATCTCACGGTATATGGTGCTGACATGGACTCCTATCTGGTCAGCGATTTCCTGCTTGCCGTGTCCTGCTTTCAGCAGTGCTTCTAATTTCAGCCTGTCGGCTCTGGATAACTGTTTAAATCTGCGCATGGCAGCACCTCCTTGTCTCTTTCTACTATTATCGGTGCTAAAGTTATAAATTTCAATAACAAAACACTTATAAATAAGGATAAGATACCAACAAAGAAGTGGTGCTTTTAGGGTTATATTTTTGTTGAATTTACGGGTTATAAAAGACTTGAATACCTCCGCAACCCAAGGTAATATACAGACAACCTAAAGGAAAGGAGGTGCGTGAGATGGATTTGGATTCCTTGGTTTCTAAAATAAATAAGCTGAGTAAAGTGATACGAGCACTTACTCAGCTTGCATTGGAAATCGGAACGCTGATCGCAGTGATCAAGTTCATCGTCTTATGATTTCCGCTTGGGGGAGGGGTCCACCTCTCTCCCTTGCTTCTCAAAATATACCACACGATTGGAGGTCTTGTCAATGAAACGATTATGTGTTTCAGTTTCGGTTCTGGCTTTTCGGATAGCGGAGTTGCTTATCGTGGTTCCTGGTCTGCTTCTCCTGCTTTCCAGAATGTAGCCGGTCCGTCCGGGGCAGTGCATCTGCTCCGGCTCTAACCCACCGATGTCTGGTCCCAAGTCCAGAAGGCGGAAGCGTGAGGGGAGCGAAGGACAATGCCATGTCTGAGTGATGTCTGACAAGTTTGCCTGGTTTTTAATGTGAAAGCCTTAAAGGTAGGAGGAGTTATTGGTTTTGCCGATTGCCTATCGCAACTCGTTGATTTTGTTTCCTGCGTTGCAGAGAAAGGGTTAGGTGGTGTGTAGCCGAGCACGAGGTCTTATCCGGTGTACCGTAACACTGGACGCTCTCTCCAGTCGGGCGAGACCGATGGGCGACATGGCTCATTGTTCCTTTTATTAATTTTGATTTTTATTAGAAAGGTGGTATATGACATGACTAACCGTGAAAAATTAAGGGAACTTTCAGACGAGAAACTGGCAAGGCTGATTGCCAGAAAATCAAGCAGGCGGTGTGACTTCTGTCTCTTTGAAGATAATGATTGCCCCAACCCATATACTGGTTCTTATTGCGTCGATGGAATTTCCAAGTGGCTCAAATTCGCAAGTGCGTCCGAAGAAGGTGGCTCTCATGAATAAAGAATTGCTTGAGCCGATCATGCGTGCTCACGGAGATAAAAATAAGGACTTGGCTGCGGCCATTGGTATGTCCGTTCCGAACTTCTCCACCATCTGGAATGGTCGTGGTGAGTTCGCTCTGAAGTATATCCGTCTCATTGCCCGAAGGTATTCTCTTACCCCGGAGCAAGTCTATAAAATCTTTATTTTTCCGCAGGGGTAATCATTGCCCCTGCTTTTTCTTTGGCTTCCAAATCCGCCCTATTTAGGCAATAAAAAAGACCCAGTGGGTGTTTGTTCCACTGGGTTGCTTTTCGTCTTATTCTGGCGGTCACGGTGTGCCACGCTCTGGGTTCTGTGCTACGGTGTTCCCGACATTTATGTCGGTCACATCGTCCGGGTGCTTACCCCCTTTAGAACCCCCTCTGCGGCACATCATACCTCCACTCTTTTTATAAGTCAATCGCCAATTACAGAAGTTCGTTGACCTTCTTCTGCACGGCTGCGTAGTCGTATCCTGCTGCCTTCAGCTTCTGCTTTCTGGTTTCGCCGTTGCCCCACTTGCCTGCGATCACTTCCTTGGCTACCTCAGTCACGCTTTTCTTTGCAGACGCTGATCCACCACTTGCAAGGCGGTTTACTTCTGCCTGCACTGTTGCATAATCATATCCGGCAGCAGCCAGTTTCTTTTTGCGCTCATCGCCATTGCCCCATTTGCCTGCAAGGACTTCCTTGGCTACCTCGGTCACATCCTTTGTGCCGGAGGCAGTTGTTTCCTTAGTTGCCTTGCTTGCGTAGTTAGGAAGTCCGAAGCCACGGATGTACTTTCCGTTTACTGCGATCTGTCTCTCTCCAACTGCATCGTTCTTATTTCCCTCGATTACAGTGATGATCTTTCCATCGCAGGACTCTACAATTCCCACATGGTCGCTGCTTCCTCTGTTATCTCCTACTCCGTTGTCCTGCCAGTCGTAGTAGATATAATCTCCTGCCTGCGGTACATAGGCATCATTCTCCTGCCATCTTCCCTTTGCTTTCCAGAGGGCGATCTGTGCATCACATCCACACTCGGTCGGGATGATGTCTGTATGTCCTTCAAGGATTGCCACCGCTGACCCGAATGTAGCGCACCATGCGTCTGTGTATTTCACTGCGTACCCTCTTGCAAGAGGTTTGTGTTTATTGTAGATATCAATGATCTGCTTATGACTTCCGTTGGATTCTCTGCATCCGAGATATCTTCTCGCTCTGGTTACCATAGCCTGTCTGATCTGCTTCTCTGTCATAGTGAATTCCTCCTAAAATAATAGGGCAGCCTACTGGCCGCCCTGCTGCGTATGTTTCCTGTTACTATTCCTCGGTATCATCCGAAGCACCGATGTTGGCGGAGTCGGTCAAGCCTTCCCCGATGATGTAAGCCACCACGGACGCTCCTGCCATGATAAGTGCAGTTACCTGCGTTGCCGTGTTGTCTGTTCCGCCTGTGGCGAGGATCATCATTGAGACGAATGATGCCACTGCCGTCCACAGTTTTCTGCTTGTGAGTTTTCTTACCCAGTCGATTTTCTTCATTGTTTTGTCCTCCTGTTATACAATTTGTTTAAGTGCCTGTTCGTTCAGAAAGTCCTTCTGCTCATGCTTGACCTTCTGAGCGTAGTCGAGTGCTGCGCGCATATCCCCATTGCAGTGTGCGTCCGGGATTCTCTGCACCGCTCTGGCTGTCGCTTCTCCGAGTGCCAGGGAAGCATTGACGCAGTTGATGATGCAGAGTTCATTCTTCTCTCGAATCTGCTCTCTGGCATCTACTTCCTTCTGTCGTTCTTCCCGCTCTGCTTTTTCCTTGTCGGCACGCTTCTGTATGCTCTGCTCGATGAGCCAGAAAAAGAAGCCAGTCAGTGCTGATGGGATACTCGCTGCCACGATGATTGCTGTCACATCCATGCGCTGCACCTCCTCTCTAAAAAGACCGCCCTGTCCGGACGGTCTTTAATTCTGATTTAATTTCTCACACCGCTTGCATGGGTACTGCGTCATCGGTATGTGGTAATTTGTGCAGTGGGCACAGGTGCCGCTTTCCTTGCAGTCGAGGTCGCATTCTTTCATGTGCTTATGGCAGTACCTGCTCCCATGTGCG